AGATGGTGTTGTTTTCCTGGTCACACCATTGGACCTTGCGGGGATCTCCACCGGCACCCAACGCAAAGACAAAGCGCTCTGCCGTTGTCATAACGGCGTTGCAACCAGTTGGCGCGTTGGTGATGGCAGCGGCCAGGGTCGGCGTTGAAAAGCCCAACTGCCACTCGTAGAGCTTGCCATCGGCATCTGAGCAGGCGACCAGGTACTCTCCCCAGGTATCCAAGCTCCAGGTCGTTGCTGGCGTCACTGTGCCGGTATCTGGGCGCTGCACGCCATAGGCAAAGTTGCCATAAGTGGAGTACCCGTACCCGGTCTTGGTGGCTGCATCAGCAATGCCAACAGTCAAACCTGAAGGCGTAATGTCTTTGAGAGTCCCTGCCTCATTCATGGCATACAGATTGGAATTCGTACCGGCAGCAATCCAGCGGTCCCCTGAGTTGTCGCGCCAGGTGATCAAGCCCCGGCATGACCCGGTGAGCTGAGATGCCGATCTCTTGCGCCATCCACCAATGGGACGCAAAGTACCCTCAAACCATCGAACCAGGTTGGAGTCAAACCACCGCCCAGAGGTTTGATACTCTGTGCCGTTGCGGTAAACGCCTGGGGGGATTCTGAGTGGTACAAGTGCCATGATGGGATTATGCGGAAAGATTGGACACAAAACTCACTGTGGCAATGACTGAGGGGATCGCTGGCCTGGTTGGACTGGTCCCGGCAGCAAAGTGCTCAATGGAGACGCCAACGTCTGATGGCCGCCACATGAGTTGCAGGTAATCGCTCTCGGCCAGATCCACAAAGTAGTTCAAAGCCCCGATCATGTGGGATGGGTCTCCTGAGCTTTTCCTGGGCGCCAACCCAAACCGCGACCCTGACTTGGCAATGTCAGTGCCATTCTTGCGAAACCAGACCTCAACGTCTTGCGTGTCATTCGTTGTGTTTTTGAATTGCACGCTGAATTGCACGTTGTACAAACCACCCTGCGACACATTCAAACGTGAAGTATTTGACAGAGTGATCCCATTTGCATAGTCAGTTGTGTCAAATGTGATGGCGTATGCGGTTGTGGTGTTGGCCGCTGTCTGGTCGGTCCCATCTTGAAACGCACCATATGGCAGGTTCAAGTACTTGCCACCTCGCGGCCCAAGGACCGTTGACAGGATATTGGTGAGCTTGCGAAAGTAGGTCAGCAGGCCGCGATGGGATTGCGCAGTCAGTCTCTCGTCATAGACCGCACCAGGTGAGGGCAGATCTGGCGGTGCTGGGGTTTGGAGCTGCTGGTAAAGGTTTGTCATTGGATTATTTTATGCAAGGGTTTGGTTTGTCATGGCGCCAGCCGCCGCCGCAACATCATCAACCCGGCGGCCCCATCCTTTGCCAAAGGTCTTCCAGTTCGTCAAGCTCTGCAAGAACCCCAGGCGCTTTGCCATGTAAGCCGCCACCAGGTCACCATTAAATGACTGCACGGCCTTCATGGTCCCAGGTCCGATAGATCCATCTGCCGTTACCCCTACAACCTCTTGCAGCCACTTTGCGGCCCTGCCAGGGCCACTGTTGATTGCTGCATCAAATACGGCGTAATCAAGCCCAGCAGGCAGGTCATCCCCTTTGACCTTGTCCCAGTATTTGGCTTTGTACAGTGGCGCCACGTCAGACGGTTTGAGGTTGCGCATATCAGACTCATTCACCGGGTGGCCCACCCACTCTTCCCAGACTGCCTTGGTGCAGCCAAGGTTTGTCATGCCGCCTGGATCTGATGGGTGATTGACAAATCCACCTTCATGGTGGAGCACGGCAGCCAGAGATGTTTCAAAGTTGTTCTTCATTTCTTTGCCTTCATCTCCATAATTTTCTCAAGTGTGCGGCCACCAAAGTAAGCCGACATGACCAGCATCCCCCACTGCCCCAGCAATTCGACATAACTGGCCTGAGCGTTATGCCCAAATGCAGACATCATTGCAAACAGGAAATAGGCGACAAATATTGCGATAAGCGCCAGAGGTCTGATGTTCTTTGATAACCAAGAGTCGGACGCCATGTCAGCAGTCCATCGGTCAGTGATCCCGGTCTGCTCTGCTTTGTACAGTTCAGTATCGTTAGCCATTTTTGCCAGCTCGCCACTTTGCGCCAGTTGCGCAAGGTCAAGTTGAGCCTTTGCCTTTGCCTCGGGGTCAGGTATCAGCTTGTCAATTAACTTGCTGCCGATCCCCAGTATTGCGTCCAGTCCGATCATTTTCTTCCTCCTTGCGTTGCTTATCTAAACCTTTGCGGTCTTCCTCAAGCTGCTTGCGCAGCCTCTCCATTCTTTCGATCTGCGCTTTGCTTTCTTTTTGCACTGCCAGGGTATCAAAGTAGATTACTGAGATTATCGGCAGCATCAAGCAAAACACTAAGACCATCGCAATGAGCGCGATCAGAAACCCCATCTGCTCTTTCGGTCCATCACCAGGAGTGACCAAAACACGGCCAGGTATAGGATCACGCACAAGGCGGCTGCCAGGTAGATTGCTTTGTCTTGCAGGTCCGCGATTACCCGTCTTCGTTGCCATCTCGCCTGCGCCTCACGTTGATCTCGCACTGCCCTGGCTTGCTCTTGCTCCACCGCGATTTGCTCACGCATCTCGTTGAACCGTGTCCACAAATTACCCAACTCTGGAGGTGATTGGAAAATCATCTGCTCTCGCAAATCAGCCTCCATCTGTCTTAACTGGGTGAGTACAAGGGTACGCTGCAAGGCACGCTCTGCCAAAGAGTCGGCCCCGTCATAGACTTCCTCTTTGGACTTGCGCTCTTCCTCATGGTAGTAATCTTGGATCTGCTGCATATGCCGCATAAATTCACCAAGGCGCTTTGCAATGTCTCCCATGACTGCATTGGGGTCATAGGCTGCGACTTCTTGCACTCGCTTTTGTTCGGCAACGATCTGTTTCTTTTGCTCTTTTGTTGGGGTTGGCCCAAACATTCCAGCGATCTCGTTGACGATCTTCTTAACGTCACCGGCGGTATTCTTAACGTCCTTGTATGTGGCAATGCCCTGCTTGATAGCGCTGAATGCACTCGAGGCCAAAAGGAGAATACTGATGGGGTCCACATCTTACAAACCAAAGATCTTTGCGAACAGAGATGCAGCAGCACCAGGGCCAAGCAAGACGGCCACGATCACGGCATAGAGCAAATACTCAATCTTGGTCATGCGCTCTGACCCCTTTGCAAGAGAGTCAGAAATGAATTTCATCCTCTCTGTGCAAATGGCCTCATGCACCGCCAGCCTGGTCTCTGTGGAGTCGGTCATTCACTTGCCGCCTGTAGTGGAGCCAAATCTTCATTTGTCCAAAAGTCTTTTGCCAGCATGATCTTCAAATGCTCTTTGTTGCGGGTCAAGCAATCTGCCCACTCAGCATCTTCCATCTTTTCGGGCTTGCCAGCATTGATGAGGTTAACTGAGTCCATTGCGGCGCTGTAGTGCTTGGCGATTTGTTCTGCTGTGATTTCATTCATATTCATGCTCCTTACATTGCGGCAATTACAAATGCCAAAAGTTCATCGTAGCGCAAACCAAGTCTGGTGACTTCAACTGCGCCCTCGGTTTCTGCGGTGTACTGCACAAGGTCTTTTCCTTTGGCTTTACCGTCAACTTCATACCAAGTATCAGAACAGAACAGCGCATAACGAGTAGCGTCTAATCCCTCCGCAACAAAAGCGGCTTGCACTTCTTGAGCAATAGCGCCAATGTGAATACGGGCGGCATCACCTTTTTCGGCCACGGCATCTTTGAATCGGTATTTCTTGATGAGTGCTTTGATGGCAACTGCCACACGCTTTTCGGCATCATCAAGATTTTCAATGTCTTGCTTTGCGTTGGCATCGGATGTATTAATTGTCCCAGTTGCAGCATAAACAACGCTCCATCTATACGCACCCAAACCAAGGCTCATTGCATTGTCAGTCCCAGGAATAAACTGACTACCATCGTTTTGAACATATCTTCCATTGGTTGCGGAGCCATTACCAATAAATACTATTTTTCCATCTCCATCAGACATCACAACATAGTTGCTTGCTGTGCGAATGTCTAAGGCGGCTGTGTTGCCTGAGTAGCCGCCAAGGATAGTATTCTTAGAGCCTGTGGTTACATTCTCTCCTGAGCCTGTTCCAGCAGAACTTCTACCAATAAATGTATTTGATGAACCAGTTGTTGAATATCCTGTTCCATTACCTATGAAAACATTGTTTGAACCAGTAGAACTGTATCCAGCAACATATCCTAAAAATACATTGGATGCACCAGTTACGTTTGTATACCCCGCCTGATACCCTACAGCAGTGTTGTTAGAGGCTGTGGTGTTGGCTTGGAGAGTGCTTGCACCTAAAGCTGTATTGTTTGCTCCAGAGGTGTTTGCCCCTAATGAACCAGCGCCAATAGCTACGTTTACAGTGCCACTTGTGTTTAAATTAAGTGCAAAATCTCCTACCGCTGTATTTGATGCGCCTGCTCCAGATGCAAATAAAGTACCTCTACCGATAGCAACATTGCCAGCACCCGTTGCTTGATACGCAGATTGGTATCCAACAGCAACCATTCCTGCGCTTGTCGTATTGCTATACCCAGCCTGATAACCCACAGCAGTGTTGTTAGAGGCTGTGGTGTTTGAAGCAAGGGCTTGGTGACCAAAAGCTGAATTGAATGAAGCCGTTGTATTGCTAGCCAACGCACCATTTCCAAAAGCATTGTTTTTGCCTCCAGTACTGTTCAATCCAAGAGCCGATCCAATTAGTGTGTCACTTCCACCAAATGCATTATTGCTTGAGCCTGTTAAATTAACAGATAAAGTATCTACACCAAAAGCAGAATTGTAATTACCAGTTGTGTTGGTTCCTAAAGCCCCGCTACCAACAGCCGTATTTTCATCCCCCGTTGTGTTTGCATCAAGTGTTGCATTACCTATTGCTGTATTGAATGTTCCACCAGCCTGATTAGCCGCCAAAGCACTCGCACCCACCGCTGTATTGGTGGCTACAGCACCTGCGCCACGGCCTACGGTGACCCCTTGAATGGTTGCGTCACTTGTAGCTGACAGGGTTGTAAACGCACCCGTGTCTGGTGTAGTTGCACCAATCGCTGTTGCATTAATCGTACTTGCCGCACCCGTGACAGTCAACGTCCCAGCCACTGCCAGCGTCTTGCCAGCTCCAACATTTAAGCCAACGCTTGTGCCTGTGCCATTGGCCGTGAAGACTGAGTCCACCAAATCGAGGTCCGTATTTACCTTTGTACCCCAAGTGTCAGTTGAAGCACCTACTTCTGGTTTTGTTAGTAATAGGTTTGTTGTAGTTGAGTCAGCCATGTTGAATCTCCATTAAATACCGTGATTGGGATGAAAGTTGAATTGCCGTTCAGCAGATTTTCTCTTGCAAACAGCCTCAAAAAAATCGTCAAAATATCCTAAAAATTTACCGCAAGCTCTGACTTCCCATTTGTCATATCGCTTGCCCAATCTTTTGGTCCATGAAACCCCAACAACGCCAGATTTATTGTGAATGGGTTTTGAAATGTTTTTGCCGTTACCAGATCTGTCAGTTGATCTAAGGTTTGCAAGCCTGTTGTCAATGCGCACATGATTTTGATGGTCGATCTCAATAGGCCGATCTCCATGGACATACATCCATGCAAGTCTATGCGCAGCGTGTCTCACGCCATCAATACAAATAATCCGATACCCATGATCGTCAATACTGCCAGCAATTTTTCCTTGTGAGGCCTTGGTCCTGTTAATAGCCCAAGTAAAAATTCCAGTCTCAGGATCATAGTGCAGCACTTCTTTCAAGCGCTGTTGCGTTAATGATCCCGTCTTTGCCATTTTTTACCCCTATGCGGCCTGTTGCCACGATGTTGAATTGTCTGCGATCTGCGTCCAGGTTTCACTGGTGTCTGACTCTGGAGTCCATGTCTCTGCCGTGTCGGACACTGGCGACCATGTCTCTGGTGTATCTGACTGGGCGGTCCAGGTTTCTGATGTGTCTGGAATCGAACCCCATCCAAACCCAACCATGATCCCAGCAGATCCCACTGCCTCATTTCCGATTATCGCAACAGTGATGACGTTTGAAACACTGCCAACTTCACCAGTCCCAGAAACACCTGTGATGGCCTGAAAAGAGATCACCTCTGCCGACATGGTGCCAACAGCACCAGTGGCAGCGTTGCCAGTTGTGGCCGTAGACTGGGTTATCCCAACAGAATCAACTGCACCAGTGGCCGCATTGCCACTGAGGTCGATTGACCTAGCAGGCGCGACAGTGCCAACGGCCAGTGTGGCCGCATTGCCTGTGAGTGCATTGGATGAATCTGGCGCCAGCGTGCCAACGGCACCAGTGGCGGCATTGCCCGTGATGGCAATGGTGATGGTGAGCGTGACGGTCCCGACATTGCCGGTGGCAATGGTTCCATCTTCTTGAATTGATCTGTCGGCCAGTACAGTGCCAACAGCGCCAGTGGCCTGGTTGCCACTGATAACGACATTTCCTATGCCGTAGACGCCAAGGCCATAGTAGCCTGTGCCGTAAGCAGCCATGGTGCTGCCCCTGCGTTACGCCAGCCGAATCAGGCCGGTGCTTGCATCATTGGTTGGCATGGTCAGCGTGAAGGTTCCAGCAGTCACGGTCTGGCTGCCGAAAGTGTGCACACTGACTGCCTTGTTGGATTGGGTCGAGTTGTAGATCAAGACCGCATCAAAGGCCGTGGAGAGGGTCACCGCGCTGTAGGTAATGCTGGCGCTGGGGGTAACGAATGCCGTGGTCCCAGACGTGCTGGGAGCCGTGCCAAAGGTCACTGTGACGCCGCCAGCCGTGTACCCGGTGCCAGACACTTCATTTGTCGCGCTGTATGCCGTGGTGGCTGCGTTGACGGTGGCAGAGGCCAGGTACAGCGCAGCCTTGAAGGTGTCTGCCGTGGTGGCGCCTCGGACAACGCCAGTGCCAAAGTTGTGGTGGCCGACAAGCAGCTCACCCTTAAAACTCGTACACATTGCCTGAGTATTCGCCATGATTTAACCCTCAAATTTGTTGACTGATGCCTTCGGCAAAGACGCCGCGCTTTAGCACCATGTTGACTGATCGATGGACCAACTCACCCTCATGCCAATACTCAACCCAGCTTGTGGTTTCAGTATCGTTGTCAATGGACCCCTCACGCTTTTCCAGCAGTGACTCGTCCATCTCGCCCTTGGTTGTCGTTACCATTCAATCACCCAAATGTTTTTGCCCTGGTCAGCAATGCACCGCCACTGGTAGAACCTCGATCATCTGCAATCTGCAATTGATCAAGTCCTGCCTGATACAGCGCTGACCACACCGTGATTCTCGCATCATCTTGCAGGTAAGGCGCAGCCTGGAGCAGGGCGCCGTAGAGGTAAACGTCAGGCGCCTGAGCCAGCAGCCAGTTGGTTGTCACGCTGGCTGACAACTTTGACAACTTTGCGTAATAGGCCAGTTCGGCAGTGTAGGCAGCATCAGGGATCGGCAGCACTCGGATCTGGCCGCCCACAATTCCAAAGAAGATCGGCACGCCACTGGATCGGTACTGGACGCTCAAGTTATCGAGTGAATCAATCGTCTCAAAGCCCAAAGGCGTGACGGGGTTGGTGCCGGTGAGCTTGATGGACTTTGTCTCCAGAAAATCATCAGGCACCGCGCTGTACTCAGTGGCAATTGACGCAGTGGATCTGACGATCATCTGCCGGGTACGCAGTTGGCGCTCGATCTGAGCCTCGGCCAGCGCAATAAAGTCAGGGATGACCGTTGTCAGGTCGGTGCGGTTGAGCCAATCGCCAACTGATGTTTTTAACTCGGTATATGTAGTCAGTGCCATCAGCTTGCCTCTTTTTCCATTTCCTCTTTAACTATCCAGGTGTGTTCGTGCTTAAATTCAAACGTGCCAATGTGGCCGATCTCTTTGCTCACGTCA